GGTGACATTTTTACGGGATGAGCGCGGAACGCATGCCCAGCTTTCACTGATGCCCCCCGCGGCATTCTCCGTCCAGCCCTATGAGTTTTACCAGGTCATTCCCGGGCTTAACCAGTGAGGAAGACATGGCAAATTTAATGACGCGTATCGCGAATATGTTCGGCATTGGCAGGGTGACCGGGCAGAATGATGCCGGTGCCGCGCAGCAAATTCAGTACCAGACGCCGCTGGAAGTCGCCAGCGCGCACCGCCTGCTCGATTTTGGTTTCTCTTCCGGCCTGCCTGTCGGCAGCGATGTGGTAATCGCTTTTGTTGGTGGTGATCGCTCCAGCCCGGTGGTCATTGCCTCCGGCCATCAGGGTTATCGCCATACCGGATTAAATCCTGGCGAAACGGTCGTCTATAACCAGTGGGCGATGTCGATACTGCTCACCGAAAGCGGAATAACCATCGAGGCGGCCGGGCAGGATGTGACGATTAATAACGCCAGAAACCTGACCGCGACCGCAACAGAAACGGCTAAATTTATCACCCCGAAACTCCTGTGTACCGGGGATATCATCGATAACTGCGACACCAATTCTGTCACCCTTAAACAGTTGCGTGACGCCTATAACGAGCATAAGCACGACGTTGAAAACGTGCAGGGTGGAAGCAGCACTGTCACGTCGGAAATAACCGGGAGTCCTGTCGATGGCTGATATTAAAAGTCTCTGGAATGTCGATGAGCTTCACGCCGACTGGCTGGAAAACCCCGGCGCGCTTGCCAGCGGCGATGATTTTCAGACTGCCGTCATCATCAGTCTGTTCACCGATCGCGTGGCCCGTGCTGATGATCCGTATGAAGATAATGACCGCCGGGGCTGGTGGGGGGATTCGACAGAAGACAGCCAACTTGGCTCCCGTCTGTGGTTAATCCGGCGTGAAAAACTCACCCGCGAGGTGGCATTGCGTAGCGAGGAATATGCACGGGAAGCCCTGAAATGGCTCGTCGATGATGGTGTGGTAATACAGGTGGAGCCGGTTGCCCGGATTGTGTACCCGAACCGGCTCAATCTCTTTATTCGCTACCTGATCCCACAAAACAATGCGTGGGAAACATTACAATTTTACTGGGTGTGGGAGTCACAGATAAATGCCGTTTAAACGAGCCACATTATCGGAGCTGCGTGATCAGAACCGCGCCTTTATGCAGTCTGAGCTTGAAGCCGTTGGTCAGTTGCTGCGTTTTTCCAACCTGAAGGTGCTGGCGGACATGGATGCCGGTATGGCACATCTGCACTATGCCTATCTGGATTACATCGCAAAACAGTCCACGCCATTCAATGCAACGGATGAAAATCTGGCGGGCTGGATGGCGATGAAGAGTGTTTACCGTAAACCGGCCAGCGCCGCACAGTCACCTTCTGCCCAGGCGAAAGGAACTGTTGGTGCCATCCTGCCCGCTGGTACTGTTCTCAACCGATCAGACGGCTATCAGTACACAACGGATACAGAGCTGATCATCACCACAACAGGTTATGGCACAGCCTCTGTAACGGCGGTGCTCCCGGACATCAGCGATGATGTGACGGGCGGCGGGGCCAGTGGAAACGCCGCCGCCGGAACCATTCTGACCCTTGATTCAAACGCGCCGGGAATCGAAAATCAGGTAACTCTGCTGGTGGCCGCAACTGGTGGAGCAGATATTGAAGATGAAGAGGATTTTCGCAGCCGAGGGTTGCTGGCATTTCAGAATCCTCCCCAGGGTGGCAGTGATGCAGATTATAAATCCTGGGCGCAGGCGGTTTCCGGTGTCACGCGCGCCTGGGTAAAGCGCCGCCTCAATGGTGCGGGCACTGTTGGCGTGTATATCATGTGCGACAACAACAGCAATGGTGGCTTCCCGGTGGGTACAGATGGTATCTCACAGCTTGAGGACTGGGGCGCGGTAAAGGCCACCGGGGATCAGCTTGCAGTCGCCGATTATATTTACCCCCGACAGACCGACACGGCGATCGTTTTCGTCTGCTCACCCATTCAGAAAACTATCAATCTGGTCATCGCAGGATTAACCGATGCAGACAGTACCATCGTCGCAGCCATCAAAACGGCGCTGACAGACCTGTTTTTTGATGCTGCGCAACCGGATGGAACAGGGATTGTGTACCTGTCTGACATCAATCTGGCGATCAGCAGTATTAGCGGAACGGCGGGGTATATCCTCAACTCGCCGGCGGCAAATATCACATTTAACACTGGCGAGATCCCCGTTCTGGGGACGGTGAGTTTTGTATGAGTCCGTTTTCGGTTGATAATTATACTGCGGCACTCCAGGCGCTGATGCCGCCGGGCAGAGCCTGGCCCCGTGCCTCTTCATCTGTACAGTCGGCAGTCCTGCGCGCGCTGGCCAGTTCATTTCAGCGTTCAGATGCAGATTCTCAGCGCCTATTGTCGGGGACATTTCCGCCAACGGCAACGATCATGTTATCGGAGTGGGAGAGTACGCTGGGGCTGCCTGATGACTGTGCCATCAGTGAAATTGGTGGTATCCGCGATCGGCAGCGTGCAGTCGTGTCAAAACTCATCAACAACGGCGGGCTGAACCGCAGTTATTATGTGCAGGTTGCCGCGGCACTGGGCTACACGATCACCATCACGCAGTTCCGCCCGGCGATGGCTGGGATGTCTGTCTGCGGTGATGCCCTGAATGGTGACGAGTGGCCTTTCACCTGGCGGATCAATGCACCGGAAACGACAATCAACTATGCCGTCGCGGGTGGTGCTTATTGCGGTGACCCGCTTGCTTCCTGGGGGAATAAACAGCTTGAGTGTTCCATCAGCAAAATAGCCCCCTCCCATCTGAATATTATTTTCAGCTATTCGTAATCGACATATCTGTTTCACGACATATCGCTTAAACAAGTGAGGATTATCTATGCTCCGAATCGGGCAGGTAGAGGTTACCGCAACCTCTGATGGTAAATATACCGATGGCAGCGTTGCGGGTGGCGTTGCGGCAACCCGGCTGCGCGCCACCGCATTTAATGCCATACAGGAAGAACTGGCTCACATCGTTGAAACAGGTGGGCTGACACTTGATATCAACAATAATGCGCAAGTTCTTTCTGCTTTGCAGATACTATTCCAGACCAAAGATGCAACCCTGACAGCCATTGCAGCGCTAACCGGTGTAGCTAATAAGTTGGCGTACTTTAATGGAGAGGATACAGCAGCGCTGACCGATCTGACATCAGTCGGGCGTGATGTTATCGGGCAGTCTTCTGTTCCAAACCTTCTCACATATCTTGGGTTAGGGGATGGCCACGGGCGACTGGTCAATATTCAGGTATTCACCTCTTCAGGTACATATACGAAAACCGCTGGCGCAGTAAAAGGCAGAGCTCTTGTGCAGGGCGCTGGCGGTGCAGGCGGTGGTTCTGTTGCTAACTCCGGTGGCTATATTTCTGCGGGTCATGGCGGCGATGCCGGTTCATACGGCGAGACCGGGCTGATTGATTTAACTGGTGTGACTACTGTTCCCGTAACGGTTGGCGCTGGCGGTACTGGCTCACCTGCCGGCGTGGGAACAAATGGCGGGTCGAGTTCATTCGGCTCATATATCGTCGCCCCTGGCGGCCTCGGTGGCGCGCAAGGTGATTCACACTTGGTCACTCCCACATTTTCTAATGGACATGCTGCAACGTCTGCATGTACGGGTACAAGCGTAGCCGTTAACATTCCTGGCGCGGGAGGTTATTCAGGAGAGGTCGTAGCCAGTAACAGATCTGCGGTCAGATCTGGCGTCGGCGGTGATTCACAAATGGGAAGGGGCGGCAATGCTCGGATAGCTGGTTATACAGCACTTCCCGGAACGGGATACGGTTCTGGGGGCGCCGCCTCTGCTGGGGCTGGTTCATATTCCAATTCGGCAGCAGCAGGCGCTAACGGCGCTAATGGTATTGTAATTGTTCTGGAGTATGCATAAATGCATAAATATGCGTTGATTAAAGGCGGAATTGTTGAAAATGTATTCGTTTGCAATGACGATACAACAGCACAGGAGCTCTTTGCAGATGATCTCGTGGTCAATGTTGATACTGTTGCGGCAGGGATTGGATGGTCATATGAAAATGATGTTTTTACTAATCCGAATGCGCCTCAGTCACCGACCATGTCAGACCTTTACGAAGTTGAACTTGCCGTAATAAATGACGAATACGATGCAAATAAGCTGAAGTTAGCGAATGAATATCTGAATGCTGGTCTTTTTTACGGCAGCAATGAACCTACAAAAAAAGCTGAAATCCGCAGCAGATTACAGGCGCTTAATCAAAAGTATGCGTCTGATCTTAATGCGCTTGATGAAAAATATGGTGGTTAACATGACAGATCAAACACAAAGCCCGGAACAAGCCCAGGCCATCACCCCTCCAGGTACCTGTCCAAACTGCTTAGAAGTCGGCACCGTAGGTGTTATTACAAAAACTTTAGGCGGAGTTACTCGTTATTACTTTCAATGCTCTTACTGCGGGTACAGATGGCCGGTCCCGCAAAGCTAGTAGTTCAAGCATAAGCGATAAATATTTTTCCTTCCTAACCTTTTTTCGCCAAAAGAAAACCAGTCTTTTACTGGTTCCTACAAAACGAAGCGGTATTGATCTGTGCTTCAAAACTAACTACTGTATATTAATACAGTATACATTAAGAGGTTCAGATCATGCCGCGCCGCCAGGATATTCCTTTCGCTTTTCGTCAGGCCATTCATGTCGAGCCATCTGGCCGTCGCGTTGTCACGACAAGCGAGTTTGTGCGCCAGCTTGCAGCCGTTAATTTTGAGTGGACGCTTGCGCAGGCGAACGACTGGATCAAGTCGCATACCCGTAATTTTCGCGACATCACTCCGCATCACGGAGAGGACCGACTCTGGTTTATGTTTAACCCGAATGGGGGAATCTGATCATGGGGTTTCCTTCGCCAGCACAGGACTACATCGAAGACCGGCTATCTCTCGATAAGCAGTTCGTCGCGCATCCGCATGCCACATATTTTATGCGCTCCGGTAACACGTACTGGCGTGCCGGAATAACGCAGGGGGCATTGCTCATCATCGATCGTTCGCTGACACCGTGCGATGGTTCAGTGGTAGTGTGTTGCCTGGCGGGTGAATTCCACCTGCGGAGATTTCGGCTGCACCCTTACCGGCATTTTGAGCGGCTGGACGATGGTCGCACAGAGAGAATAGATCTTGAAACCGCAGATGATAACGACGGGATTTTTGGTGTGGTAACGCATGCTGTAAACGATATGCGAACGCTTGAATTTGATGACTGTCCGGTGATGTAAGCGTCAGGGGTTTTACCTTGGACGAATCGCAAGCATAAAAAAACCAACCGTTGTGGGTTGGTTTTTAACACAATGACAAGGACTATTCAATTGGTTGCAACCCTAAATCTTTCAGTGTTGCGTTACCGCGACATAAAGCGTGAAACTTGCGGTCGTTGATACCAGCCTGCTTGGCCATTGATTTTATAAGATCTCTTGAAAACGGTGCATGATGTTTATCTACAGTCACCAGAAATTTCTTACCTTCAGTAACCTTGATCCATTGCTCATGAGAGGTGCCAGTTTTCGGCTTCATATGAAAGCCAAGCAATCTCAATCCGTAGATTATTTCGTCATATTTAAGTGGGGTAAGTTTCTTGGCAAAGAGCATTTATGATGCCTTAGCAAGTAACTTTGCAAGGTTCACTAAACAGAGACGCTCTCCCTTGTTTTCGTGAGAAAAACATACGGAATGCGATAAACCAGTACTTCAGCCACATTGAAACAGGCGCTTTACGGTTGAAAATCATATCTTGAGCATATTTTGGATCAGAAACTGCCTCTTCAAGGTAGTCATTGATCTGAAGCTCAAGCTTATGCATTGCTTCTTCCATTGAGTCTGCTTGCGCCGCTAAAGACAAATCCAAACAAGCAGCAACAAAAACGCCGCCCTGATGATAGGCCATGCAACGTAAGTATTTCATTTTGATCTCCTCATAAGCCCACATATAGGAGCTTGAGTGAAGTTTACCTCAAAGGTAATTTTCAGCAAGAAAAAATTGCCTAATTAAGAAAATGTCAAGACTTGACGACTCACAGATCATATCAAATTTACAAACCCATACATTCACTGTGGGACGTATGAAGTCTCAACAAATCATAGATTTATAAACCGGTCATATAGAGCTTCAAGCATCGTAGCAGGCGCGTCGGCCATGATGATACGCGCATCACTGAACTGAAAAATAGACTCACGTGCAGCCACAAATGAGTGGAAAAAAGTTGATATCTTTTCAGCAGTTGCAAAATAGGTAAGATTGTCACGCGCGAACTTAAGTTCGGCGACTAAAGCATCTTTAGATGCGGGGTAAATTCTGTCGTCTCGGAAAAATGTCTTAACTCTCGCATCGTTTCCGTTTGCTAGTTTGTAAAAAATCTGCCCTTGCTTTGGTGCACACAAAATGATCCCTACATTTGCAAACTCTTCAGTCTCTGCAAATGGCATAAATCTAATTATGCTATATAAACAAGGGGTTATCATTCTAAAGTGCTCCAGAAATCTTCATTAACTGCTCTTTCAAGGGTGGACCTCAAAAACTCCACGAATTCAATTTGAGATGCATCATCTTCAAGCTTCCAATCATCTGGAATGGTATTGAGCATTGCATCAAAAGACAGGAGTGCACCTCTTAACCTGTCTCTAAACTCTTGTAAATCAACTAAATCATATGTCCAATTTCTATTATCTGGACAGTAAACATGTGACCGGAACTCTTCCTGCTCGTAATTGTGGAAGAAAGAAAGGTTATGGTCAATCAGGTAATACCTATTACTGATAACGTTGAACAGTAGGTTAACATTGCCAAGTCCATTTTCAGATAATGTCCGATCTGCATTATTAATCCATTTATCAAAGAGATAAATGAATTTTCTTGTTTGTATGTCCACATTTGTATGAGCCTGATAGAACGAAATTGGTATGCTTTGCTCAATGTAGGAGCAAGCAAAGGCATGCCCTTCCTGTAAATCCCTTTTCCACTCAGGTTTTGTGAACTTTATAACGTCATTATCGACAAAAACTAAGAAAAATTGAGGTATAGATAGCTCCAGAAACTGAGCCAGCTTTGCTGATATCCATTCCGCCATCAATTCTTTGGGGGTCAATCGAGGCTTACCTTTGATGACATACTTGTTTCCGTCATCACACTCGCACAAAAAAGGCTCTGTCACGCCTGACGCCATTCTTCTGATGATATGAGTTATGTGCAAAACAGCGTCGTCTGGCATCCTTTATCCTTGAGAAACTTACATTTTACAACTTATTGTATTTAATGGATTCGTGTATTAAAGCTTTACCCATCACGTAAAGCTGATCCTGATTTTTCTCTTCGATATACCACGTCTCATATGCAGGATTATCAGACAGAACAGCAAGCCGTAAGCCCTGCATCTGCAATCTCTTCACATAGAATGTCTTACCGAAAACAAAACAGTAAATGCCATCTGTTGTGAAGTGTCTGGCAGATATATCAACGAACAGTCGATCACCAGATGTGAGGGCTGGCGCCATGCTGTCGCCGTTGACTGTCATAACTTTTACGTCTTCTGCTGACCGGTTACCAAACGGATCCCTCGCGTGCGAATCGGTAAACTCAATGGCGTACAGTACATCGACGTGTTCTGAAAGCATGTACGCGCCCGGCCCCGCACTAACGGTCAAATCCAGCACATCGACACGATAAATATCAGCATTTGTATTAATGCGATCAGCACTAATACCGTCTTCCGCTGTTTCTCCAAGCAAATATGAGCCCGACGTACCGATAAGGTCCGCCAGTTCCTGTAGCCTCCCACGTCGAGGTATTGCTTCCCCATTGAACCATTTGCTCACTGCCTTCGGGGTTAGCTTCATCCTTTTTGCGATGTCGGCCTGACGCCCATGGCTATGTAAACCAGCTTTATCACAGGCCAGCGCCAGCCTATGGGAGAAGTCTTTGCGCGCTTTTTCTTCTTGAACCATGAGTTCAATAATAGGGCTACCTGCGTGAACTATCAGTTCCGTCATAATATGTACTTTAAGTTCATAAAGTGAGGTTCATATGAAAGAGGAAAAATTCCCAACATTTTCCGAGGCCATCAAAGATATCGGCGTTATGGCTATCGCTTCTGCTTGTGGCTGTAGCCCCCGCGCCATCTACAAGTGGATGGAAAAGGGCGCTTTACCCCGTACTGATTTCACGGGTGAAACGGACTACGCCGGGCAGATTGCTGGTGTATCCGGGGGCAAGTATTCCGCTGAATTGATCAAGTTAATCAGCCGTCCTCAGAAGCCTAACGAAACGGGCACGCAAGCATAACCACAGAATCAAGGGGTTAACCGTGGGTAATGAACACTGGAAAGTAGAAAAACAACCAGCGTGGCTGGTGGCCGCAATACGCAAGACCATCGCGGCGCTGCCTGGTGGCTATGCGGAAGCTGCCGAAATTATTGATGTCACGGAGGATGCCTTATTTAACCGCCTGCGTGCTGGTGGCGATCAGATCTTCCCGATGGGTTGGGCGATGGTTCTGCAAAAGGCGGCGGGGGTAAGTTACATCGCTGATGCGTTTTCGCGCGAAACGGATAACGGGATCCATGTATCTGGCGCGGTTCCCGAAGATGAAAACGAAGAGATTGGCTTAAAACTTGCTGAACTTGTCGGGCAACTCGGTGAGTTGGTAAGCGCTTATCGTGAATATATCGATGATGGGGTTGTTACTCACGGTGAGTGGCAAAGCCTGAATGATATCGCCTACCAGTTCCGTGTCACGTTGATGACGTTCCTCAACCTCATTTCTCGCGTTTATTGCCTTCCAGGAAAAGATGACGCCATCGAGTTGCAGCTCCTGGCGTCGCGGCGTGTCGATCTTAAGTGTGGAGATACCAACGCATGAACAGTTTAACGGCTAAAAGCCGCTTACCGCAACTGCGGATGATTCCAGTGCCTGGAACACCGTCGTTTCGGTATGAGCGCAGATTATCAAACCGCTGGGTGTCATGCAACCACAGTCGGGCGGCGGCAATCGTGGGGGTGTACTACCGGAGGGCGAAAGAGCTATGCGCGAACTTAACCGCAGATTCCGGGACCAGTACGGCATCCCTGTCCGCGTCATCCGCTGGGAGCCAGAAACGCAGCGCGTTATCTATCTGCGTGAAAACTACGAGCATGAGTGCTTCAGCCCGCTTGAGCAGTTCCAGCGTAAATTCAGAGAAATAAAGGACGACCATGAGCCTGTTAATGCCAACAAGGCCAATAGTAATAAACCCTGATCTCGCATACAGCATTGGGCTTAATGAGGCCATTGCATTGCAGCAGGTTAACTACTGGCTTAAGGAAACCACCTCGGGGCTGGAACGTGATGGCGTGCGCTGGATTTACAACACTACAGAGCAATGGCTTGAGCAGTTCCCGTTCTGGTCTGAGTCCACCCTGAAGCGCACCTTTACCCGCCTCAAGGCGCTGGGCGTGCTCAAAATTGAGCAACTGAATAAGTCTCAGCGCGACATGACTAACTATTACACGATCAACTATGAAAGCGAGCTTTTAGATGAGGTCAAAGTGACCAAATCGAAGAGTTCAAAATGCGCTATTCCATCAGGTCAAAATGACACAATGGAAGAAGTCAAATTGACACGCTCCAATGAGGCAAAAAGAGCTGCTGTCATCGTGTCAAAACGACCTGATGATCCTACAGAGAATACAACAGAGAGTACTACAGAGAATAAAAACCCTTCTTGTCAGGTTGCTGCGCAACCCGACCCCGAAGTGACAATAACTGATTCAGCGATTGAGGTTCTTACCCATCTGAACCAGGTCAGCGGATCTCGTTACCAGAAATCACGCACATCGCTGGAGAACATCCGCGCCAGACTGCGTGAAGGTTACAGCGTCAGCGATCTGAAACTGGTAATCGACCTTAAGCATGAGCACTGGCACGACAACGACGGGCAATACCAGTACATGCGCCCCGAGACCCTCTTTGGGCCGAAGAAATTCGAAGGTTATCTGCAAAGCGCCACTCGCTGGGCAGCAAAAGGCCGTCCGCTTCGTGAAACATGGGACCAGAAACGGGAACGCGATATAAACGCGATAAGCCGCCCTGACACATCAATTCCAGAGGGGTTCCGGGGATGAGCACCTTCGACGAAGTATACGAATTTATCCGGACGCATCCGGTATCCGCCGCGCGTGATCTCATCGAAGCATTACCGCACATCAACGAAAACTCTATCGGCGGCGCACTGGTCCGCATGTACAACCAGGGAATGCTGGAGCGGCACAAGGTAGGCCGTAACTGGGTGTATTACGTAGATGAGCCGTTAACCGCTGCTGAGCTGAAAAAGCTGACAGAACTGGAGAACCTTGCCCGCGAACTGGAGGCGAAAAATCTCTGGCGCCGCGCCGCCACAGTGTGGCTTGAGGCCTACGATACGGCGTCTAACCAGACATCAAGAAATCGCTATGCCAAATGTCGCGCCCATTGCCTTAGTGGCATGACACAAGGTGTTACCGACGGATCCGGCAGCGCACCGGGCAACTATGCCGGGGGTGATTTGTGAATCGACCTTTTCTCAAATGGGCCGGGGGAAAATATTCGCTGCTTCCTGAACTGGAATGCCTCATCCCTGCTGGTAAGCGCCTCATCGAGCCATTCGTTGGCGGCGGTTCGGTGTTCCTCAACTCCGATAAGCATGAAGCCTTCCTGCTGGCGGACGTTAACAGCGACCTGATCAACCTCTATCAGATGCTTGCCGTTGTGCCTGAACTGGTGACTGAGCTGGCGCAGCAGATGTTTTCCGGGATGAACAGTGAAGAAGATTACTGCTCTGTTCGCCTGGAGTTCAACACGCAACTGCTGACCGGGCCACAGCGCGCCGCGGCATTCCTTTACCTCAACCGCCACTGCTTTAACGGTCTGATCCGGTATAACCGCGACGGTCAGTTTAATGTCGGCTTTGGCAAGTACCGCTCCCCTTACTTCCCGGCAGAAGAGATAAAAGCCTTTGCCAGCATAGCTCACAACTGCGTTTTCATGAACGCCGGTTATCGCCGCACGCTGGCGCTGGCGGGCGAAGGGGACGTCGTTTACTGCGATCCGCCATAGCTATTAACCATTTCGCCCAGCCGGGAAAAACAGGCATTCATCCAGCGAATACCACGAGGGGTAAGAGTCGGCACCGTTCCCCAGTCGATAAAACTGGAATTACTCCGCTGCACATAGGTAATGAGGTCCAGCATGTTGATGTAGTGAGCACGACGGCGTTCGGTATCCCACCCTTTATCAGCAAGATAGAAGTCAATAAAACCCTGTGTCGCTGGCTGATTAAGAGAGATATCGCCATACTGGTGGCGGTAGATCGGGCGGTGGTGCTGGCAGACCAGATGAAACAGGTATGCATCACATACCCATGTCAGCGCCTGCTGGTGGGCTTGCTGCAATGTCGCAGCAGGCTGCCAGGGTTTATTATTCATGTCAGCGTCCCTCTGGCTTAATAATCTGGAATCGCCCCATTACCGGGTGCTCTAAAATCTCATATGATGCACGGGCACCATCCGGCCGTGGTGCACGCTGATTCCAGATAGCGCAGGACATTTCAAGGGCGTTGGGCGCGAGGCTTACACCGCAACAATCACACCGAATAACGCTCATCAGTTCGCCTTCGTATGTAACAGGGTCGATATCAATTTCATCATTCCCGCAAAGCGGGCAGGGGAGTAGTTCCATTATCTTGCCTCCGGTGTGTACATCGCTTTGTCATGGCTGTACTCGCCGTTCCAGGTCTTTTTCATCGGCAGTTCACCTTTCATGTACAACTGATACAGGCGGTGACAGCCTTTCTCCAGCAGTACCGGGCTGAATTTGGTGAATGCTTCCATGCCGTGTGGCGTGATCTGCGTCTGGTCTTCGGTCAGGTATTTATCGCGGGCGTAGGAAGCGACGCGCCAGCGCGGGTCTTTTTCCGGATCGCGCTGTTCGTTGAATACCCAGTCGCGCTCAAACGCCCGCCACATCATTTTGCTGGTGTTAACGCCGTTCAGACCTTTGCAGAATGCCGGGATCGTCATACCTTTGGTGAAGTGCTTCTCCAGACTCTGGACGGTAGCGTTAAGGTTTTTATTTTCCAGCGCTGCGGCTTCGGCACGTTCTTCAGCCTCAATCACCATCAGCGCCAGTTCTTTACGGCTGATGGCAAGCTGAGTTGCCGGAGCAGGGATGGCATCACGCTGGGTGAAGTAAAACTCCACCAGGTCTTCGTGGTAGCCCCACGCCTGATCGGTTTCCAGCATCTTTGCGTGGTTGGCCGCGCCGCGCTCTGTCCAGAGCATGAGAGCTGTTGTGTGTTTATTAACCGACACGCCAGAAGATAGTCGGAAGGTTTTCAGCTCATCGCCAGTGATTTTGAAGAAATGCTTTCCTTCAACAAAACGGGTTTCATTCCGGATATAGTTTTGCTGGATGCGGATCGGCGTTGTGCCATAGCCCGCCGCCATATGCTCAGTGGTTACAACCCGCTGTCCGCGATACTCAATGATATGCAGCTCGCGGGCATCTACCGGTGCCAATTCAGTTTTCATAGCCATTTTTACCCCTCCTCAGTGCATCACCGGCATATCTGGCATACCGTCTGCCTGGATTTGTTCAATGAAACTGTCATGCAGCAGATTGAGAACTTCCCGGCCAAAAGCTGATAACACGAACCCTTTATCCGGATGAACTTCCACCATGTCCTGATACATGCGCAGCGCCAGCGGCAACCCTTCTTCGTGTCCGTATTTTTCGATAGCGATGGCCTCAACGTGATTCGCGAGAGCAAAACGGTCAGGGCCGGGGTAGACGCTGATCGCCCCGCTTTTGCCGGAATAGATAACGGCCGTATCAACGCCGCCTGCATCGTTCGGAACCTCAACGGTGCCGTTCTTCTCCTGCTCTTCTGAGAGGAACGAGGTTACTACCAGCCAGCGCCACACAATGATTTGCTTTTCAATGTTGAGCGCGATCCAGTTGCTTTCTACCGCTTCCATGATGCAGGCCAACATATCCAGGCCTTTCGACAGGTTCCTGTCGTAACGTCCGTTATCCAGCTCGCGGATAGCAGAGGAGTAGCCAATAACCCTGTTTTCAGATAACCGAATGCCGGTTGATGTTGGCTCTGGGGTAAAGTCTTTATTTGACATGGCTTGCTCCTTCACGAATGCCAGCAGGCTTACTGGACTGAAGCGCTGCAACATCTTTCACATAGCGGTCATGCATGGCATCCCACTTTTCGCACCACTTCTGCATTTCGCGTTTGCGCGCGAGGATTTTGCGCAGGCGCCGGACAGTGCGCTGGTGGGCCGCCAGATACTCAGCGGTGGTTTCGCCGCGGCGCCACATTGGAATGTCGTCACGGTCAATACGCACATCCGGGTGGCGCTGCTGAAACCCGGAGCGCTCAAAAGCTTCCGTAGCCATGAAGAAAGCCAGATAACGGATCGCTGTATCACGGCTGAAGCATTTTTTAATGCGTCCATGCCGACAGGCAA